CTGACGTGCTTGCTCAATAATGGTGTTAAACTCACGAGCAATGGAGTGAAGTAAATCACGTTCATTGATTGTGATAACAGGTATCTCGTCCATTACCTGAATGGCGGTGTAGCCATTGGATGGAGGAGCGATGACATAACCTCCCTCGCCTCTAGTCTCAATAAGTACGCACTGCTTCACATTTGGGTTATCGTGTAGTTCATCATCATTTGCTGGTCTTTCTGCAAGCTTTTGGTTGCCCTCAATTACTTCGCAGCGGTAATAAATGTGATAGCCATTTGACTTGGTCTTAATGATCATTAACCGTGCAAAAAGTTCGGGGTTTGCGTCAAGTATCTTGTCAGCATATTCTTCCCACTTAACACCATATTTGCAATCCACATCAATCACTTCTAGGTTTCCGCTTACTTGACCACATATAACGGCGATGCCTTGACATTTATTGTGTGAAAAAAGCCGCTCCAGTTCGAGAGCGGTTGCAATTCTTTTTTGGTATTCCTTCCATGAAACGATGGAGCGCTTTTGCGCATCAGTTGGGATGACTGAGATACCTTTGTTTGTGTAAGTCTTCGCAGACGATAGAAAAGTCATTGATGAATTCGTTTAAGTTGTGGGTAATGATAATATGAAATCCTTGTTTTGCGAGTTGTTGGTGACGATATTTTTGCAGTTCAGATACTCTACCTTTCTCCGATTTTACTTCAATAAAGACGGTGTGACCTCCGCTGTGGGCTTGTAGATCTGGCCATCCGTTCTTATTTGATTGTATAATTTTGACCGGGTACCAGCCAATCTTCTCAAGATGTTTGATGATTGCGAACTGCAAATCTGCCTCTTTCATAGGCAGTAAATTTAAGTATTAAGATTTTCATATTCTTGAATGGCCTTAAAAATTTGTAATGCTACCTGTGGAACTATGGCGTTCCCTCCTGCTTTGATTGATTCGTTTCTCCACTTAGGAAAGGTAATTCCGTCCAATCGGTCGGAAAGCCCATCATTTCCATTACAAACTGGGGATTGAGTTGGGAATTTTTGCCATTTGTTTGTGCATTCCACATTGCCAAATCTTGTTGCCTGTTTTTCTCTATTCTGTTGTTCCAATAATTCTCCGTGTGTCCGTGTTTTGTTAAATTTGCTGTCGGAGTTGGTAACATTCCCATTTTCGCCATTGTCGTTAAATCGTCTATTCTCCCATGCTTTATTCTCTGATGGCTGTCTTTCCCATCTTTTGTTTTTCTCCTCATATTTTTCGTTAGTTCGCATTCGCTTGTTGCTTCTTGCGTTGTCGGCGTGGGCAATAAACCAAACTCTGTCACGTTTGTGTGGAGCCCCGACGCTTGCAGCGTTAAGTACATACGGGAATACTTCGTACCCTTGAGCTTCCAAGTCAGCTTGCACTTCGTGGAATACCAACCCTCCTGACCAATTAACAAGGCCGAGAACATTTTCGCCCACAACCCAACGCGGTTGAATTTCTCTAATTGCTCTAAGCATTTCTGGCCAGAGGTGTCGCTCATCCTCTTTGCCAAGTCGCTTTCCTGCGCTGCTGTATGGTTGACAAGGGAATCCTCCTGTGAGAATATTAATTTGGTTTGCATATTTTGTAAAGTTTGATTTTGTAATATCGGTAAATTGTTCGGCATTAGGCCAATAATGATGAAGTACTTTTTGACCGAAACTATTCCACTCGCAGTGAAACTTATTTTCCCATCCCATCCATTCGGCGGCTAAATCAAAACCTCCAATGCCTGAAAATAATGATCCGTGTGTCATAGTTTGTTATATTTTTTGAAGTAAGATAGTGTGTAATTTTTTTTGTTTTTGACTGTCTCGTAAATCTGCTTTTCAATGCCATTCTCAGCAAATATCCAGTGAACATCCGCAGCGGTTGTGCGTTCTTTCGACTGGAGTCTTGCTCTTACCTGAAAATAGGTCACGGCTGAGAAGTCTATGTTGTAACAGATTAAGCAGTCAGCGGTTGATAGGTTAATGCCTTCCCTACCTGAGACGAATTGACAAAGAAATACGCAGTTATCTGTCTGATTGAACTCTTCCGGTGTCTTGGCGGTGTGTATGCGTCTTTTATTACATTGTACCTCCAGCGCCATGCGCTCGGCTACAAACTTGTAATAAATAGCCATCTTTTTGCCTTGGAATTTGTCAAAGATATAGTCACCCTTGCTGTCATCCAGGATAGATGAGTCGCAGTCCCATTCTTCGTGCTGATCAAATAGAACTGTGCCTGAATAAAGCTGATGCAGCTTGTTCATAAGCTTAACGGCTGTATCTGCCTCGATTATGCGTCCTCCAGTGCCGTTGACAATCTTGTCAAGTCTGAGACGTTCGCAAATCTTATAGGTCTTATCACTCATTTTGACGTAATGCACATGCTCATTGACAAGCTCGCTGAATCCTGCCTCTTCTTGGGTATATGATAGGAACAGATGACCGACACGCTCGTCAATCATGGCTTTGTTTGCGTTGCTGTAGTCCACGATTGTGCGGTTGAAGACGTATTTGTTCTGCGGCTGCACATATCCCATCCTTGACCATTGATAAAAGTTGGAATGACCGAAAGGACTGCGGCTGCTTACCCAAAACTGGTGAAAAAGTTGGGAATAAGACTCAGGTGATGGTGTACCGGACAAATAAATGATTGGCTTGGCGTAGCAAATCTGTTTAAGAAGTTTAGTGCGCTCAGCAGGGATAGGGAACTGTCCAAGGGAATGCGCTTCGTCAATAATAACCAGGTCAAAAACAGAGTTGGTCAACTGATCAAGCTTATGCAGTGATTCAAAGTTAATGACAACAATCTCAAACGATGCAGGATAACCAGCGTTATTGTAATCATCAATAATGGACTGAATGGCTTTAAGCTTTGTGACAAATAGCACATTTTTTGCGCCGTATTGCTTGGCGGTCTCCAGTGAAGTGATTGTCTTACCTGTTCTGACCTGCATGGACAGATAGGCAATGCCATAAGATTTAAGCAAGTGACAAGCATTGCTTGACAGCTCTATTTGGTAGTCTCTAAGTTGCATTTGTGGTTAATTATGTTTTTTGTGATTTGGTCACAAATTATGTGACTTATCGTTCAATAATGTGTCTTATATCGGATAAAAACCGATAAATCAGACATTTTATGACTCATTAGACCACATTTCCCATTCTCTTACAAGCTGTGACATATAGTCACGGATTTGCTCTTCTGAGAATGTGATGCCGACCATAGCGGCTTTGAATGCATCAAACATCTCTCCGATGGTGACATCTGAATGGTCAATCATGATGGACACGGTCACTCCGTGGTTAGTGATTTGTAGTGTTGTTGGTTTGTTTAGTGTAGACATGTTAAAAATTATTTATTAAATATTGTTTTTGTTCTTCAAAGGTCAATCTGTTCTTGTCCGAGTTCCACCAGGTAATGGGGACGTAATACTTCTCAGTGTAGCATCGGTCCATTTGGTTTCCAGTCCAATCTGATGGCGTTCCCTCAAAGAATTTGACCAGATACACCGTATCACCGCTGATTGGGTAAAATAATGATCCAACTGCCTTGCCGTTGTTAAAGACAGTCTGACCAAACTGGCTGAATCTTTTATAGTCTGCGGCTTGTGGCTTTTTCAATGTGTCCTTTAGATTGAAATTAGACAAGGCAATAGGAATCTTGACTCCGCCGTCATTAATGTCTCCGACAACAAGATAACCGGCATTGAATTTAGTAATCTTTTTGCTCTCGAAGGTGATACTATCAAATGACTTGATTTCTTTCACATTAGTGATGGCAATGCTGTCTCTTCCAAATGCCTGGGCTGTGTCTTTCTTTGGGATTTCCTTGTAAGATATTATCCTGGTGCTAACCATGTCCTGCATGCTTTCGCCGTCCTTGTCTTTATAATTGACGATAATGGTCTCCATCATTGAACCATTGACAAGATTTACGGATTTGATAAATCCCTCAATTTTAGGGTTTTTGTACTTGATGCGAAGGCGTTTCAGTTCCTCACCATACAGATTGACCAGACTGTTATCAGTCGTGTCTTGATTCCATAAAACTTGTGAGGTAATGGGTTGCATGATAAGCAATAAAATTGCGGTGAATAGGTGGTTCATAGTCGGATTTTATAGGTAGGGGATTTTGGTCCCCCACCTACAAAGGTCCAATTAAAATGGCATATCTTCCCCCGAATCTATGCCACTGAGTTGTGGAAGAACTTTGGTGTTAACCATTTCTTCCAAGAAATCCATCATGTCGGAGTCATCCCAGGTCTCAACTCCCTTGATTTTCACTTTCTTAAGTGATGGTATGCCGTTTGGTGTCTCCTTGCTGTAATACCATTTAAGCGCTTTGCCGTCTTGGCTAATAAATAGCGCTGTGCGTTTTTTCTCACCTTCAATGGTCAGTTTAGGGATTAACTTGACAGATTTTGACAAGTCAACATTTGGCAAAGTCTTCAGAAAGCTTGCAGCGTAACCGGATGAATACTTCATGGACAGAATAGCTTTTTCTGCGCCATCCTGGATAATAATGCGCCACTCTTTTCCGTAGTCTGAGTCTCTGGTCTCAATGCCTGTGATTTTGCCTTCCCATCCGCCGAACCATTCTTCGTAGACGGTCCTTCCGTCTTTGGTTGTGCGTGGAACTGATGATTCAGTCGGAGATTGTACGCGTCTGCAAATTTTGCCATCACTGATTTGAAGGTAGATGACTGAGGCAGAATTGGTTTGAATTGCTCCCATAATTAATAAATGACAGTAAGTTGTCAGCTTTTATATTTTGTGTGATAGTTTATATGTTAATTCCCTTGGCTTGATATTTTGGTTCTGTGCCGACCATAGAAGTTGTGTCGCTTTGAACAGCTCCCAGTCTTGCGACTCTTCGGCTTTGTCTCTGATCAATAGTTGCCATCCTGGTCCCTGAATTGCATCAGACTTGCCGTATGTCCTTGTTTTTGCATTTAGCCATAAAATAGCCACGCCATCCACAACTTTATCGCTGTCATAATACTCCCACAGGAGGCGCTTGTATGCCTGTAATTGCAGCCAGTAGAACTCATGCACCGCATTACTTGTTTTGATGTCGATAAGGTAGTTTTTGCCGTTTAATGTGATGACACGGTCAATTGTTCCAGCGAAACCAAGCTTTGTGCTAATGATGTTAAACTCATTGTGAATAATTTCGAACTGATGGCAGTTGCGAAAGTCTACATATCTTTCAAACATGGCCCATTCGTTAAGCTTGTAGCCGATTTCTCCAGATTGTGTCAAAAGTGTGATCTCTTCTCCTGCATC